AGTGGAGTATGTCATTAAATAAAGAACACTATAGCGGTCTTTAGAAATTATATATATACAACAATCACAACCCAAAAGAAAAATTTCTGATAAATATGATGCAGAGAAAATTAAACCTGGATGAATGGCAAAAAAAGGTTCTCGGAACTGAGGGCCACATAGTCTTACGGAGCGGCAGGCAGGTAGGAAAGTCAACAATAATCGCGACAAAGGCGGCCATATTCGCAATGAAGAACAAACAGAGCCACACGATGGTAATAGCGGCAACAGACAGACAGAGCAAACTTTTACTACAAAAGATTTTAAACCAGGTAATGGAAATAAACAACAGAGTAATCAAGGGAGGAAAAGACAAACCCACTCAACACAGAATAGTACTGAAAAACGGCAGCGAGATTCTAAGTTTTCCCGCAGGCCGCACAGGTTACGGAATAAGAGGATATACATTAGACCTTTTAATTGGAGATGAGGCCGCCTTCATAAACGAGGATGTATGGCAGGCCGTGACCCCGATGCTGGCCATGACAGGAGGCGTTATGTGGCTTTTGTCAACCCCGCACGGCAGGGGAGGCTATTTTTACGACTGTTTCTTGGATGATGATTTTACAAAATTTCATATATCAACGGAAAATGTCCTGGATTTTGAAAACAGGCCAGAAGTTCAAAAGGAGTCATTAAGGAAAAGGTTAAAAGCAGAAAAGAAAAGAATGTCTGAGCTGGAATATGCCCAGGAATACCTGGGAGAATTTGCAGACAATCTACAGCAGTTATTCAGCGATGACATCATAAAAGAAACTTGTATCATAAACAGAAGAAAGGAGATAAGAAGAAGAGATAGAAGGTATTATTTAGGTTCAGACATCGCAGGAATGGGAGAAGATGAAACAACGCTGGAAATCCTGGATAAAATAAGCCAGGAGAACATTGAACAAGTGGAGAACATTGTCAAGAAAAAACAGAGAACCACACAAATTTCAGATTTTATCAAGGCCCTGGACAAAAGCTATAATTTTTGTAAAATCGGAGTTGATGATGCAGGTATTGGTTTTGGTGTGTGGTCAGAATTGAGAGATGACGACAGGACAAAAAGAAAAGTAGTGGGTCTGAACAACAGGAGAAGAAGTTTAGGCGAAGGAGACAGGACAAAGAAATTGATGAAGGAAGAAATGTATTTGAACCTTCTCCGAATGATGGAAAAAAGACAAATAAAACTCCTGGAAGATGATGAAGTAGTCCAAAGTTTAAAATCAGTCCAATATGAATATATCAGGGGAGAGAAAGGAGAAATAAGACTAAGAATTTTTGGAAGTTACACACATATAGCCGAAGGTCTGATAAGGGCAGCCTGGCTCGCCTCAAATAAAACTTTAAATGTATTCGCGCGTAGGTTTTAAACATGGCTTACACAGCAAACATTGTAACTGTCGCAGAAATGCAATTTTATGCAGGGGAAAGCGTAGATGCGACAGGAGATGCCGATGCAAACCACATAATTCTTCAAGACCACGCAGAAGCATATCTATCTTGTTTATTAAAATTTGAATTAAGCACTACAAACTGGGCATTATTGAACACAACAGGTAAATCACTAATTTCAGAATGGGCAGCAAGATTCGCTGGAATGAGTCTAATTTTATACAACATGGTAGGATATTCTTCAAGGATAGAAGCAGAAGATATGGTAAACACACACTGGGCAAGGTTGAACCAAATTGAAAAAATATTAAAAGAAGCAGACATAAAGGACTTCCTAGGTGTTTAAATGTCAAAAAAATTAATCTACCACAGACCAGGAAAAAAACCCAAACCCGAAGAACTTAATAAAGACGAAGAAGCAGTGGAACTCACAGATGCTGATTTTATGAAATATAAAGTTTTATCAGAATTAGTATCAGAACTCAAAAAAGCTAGGAGACAATGATATGGCTCAATTATTGGAAATTTACAGAAAGGATTTAATCAATCTGGACTATGCAGATGTTCTAACACAAAGAGCGTATTTAGCGCTATATGGAGGATTAGATTCCGCAGGTAACGGAGTATTACAAAGATTTATTTTTGATTCAGCCACAAATGTAACAACAGGAGGAAGTGCGGCAGACGGAGAATGGCTTAACGTTATTGATGTGGATTTTGATGTCACAATCAAAGCACCCCAAATAATGGAAGGAACAGGTTATGTAAATATCACTTTTGGTCAAGTTTGTGACAACACAAATTCTTCATTAAGATGTAGAGCAAGACTGGCATATTATAGAGGTTCAACAGAAACAATTATCGCAACATCAGGTTATGCCACAGGACAGAACGGAACTACATACGATGATAGAACGTTGTTACAATTAACAATACCAATAACATCACTAAAAATAGGAGACATACTAAGGTTAATTATTGAAGCAGATGTAGCAACAGACCCCGAGTACATTCCTTATGTTTGTTGGATAGGACACGACCCAGGAGACAGTTCATATACAAGCGGAGATGACGGAACACTTTTAAAAGCATGGATTCCTTTTAAGCCCGTAATTTAAAAAGTAGTCGTGTAGGATCCCCCCCATCCTCTACTGGGGATTCATCACGACTACAAAAAATATTTAAATAAAGCGAAAGGATAGTGTTATCATGGCAACAGAAAGAACAGGACAAACAACAGATTATGCAGGCCAAAATACAGAATTTAGCGTAGATGATAAAGACACTGATTCACCAGGACTTAAAGGAAGTGAACATACACCTGATTGGCTAAAGTGGAACGGATACTATAGAAAAATTCCTGAATTAAGAGCGGCAGTAAACAAACTCGCCAGCTGGACTTTTGGAAGGGGGATGATAGTAGATGAAGAAGCAAAGAAAAAATTAAAGATAATCGTAGGCCATGGAAAAGATACACCAAGAGAAGTTTTAAAAAACCAATGGAGAGCGGCCTTAATTTGTGGAGATAGTTTTGCAGAAATCATAAGAAACGGCAAGAAAGAAATGTCAAACTTAAAACCACTAAACCCCGGAACGATTAAAATAGTATTCAATAAAAACGGAATAATAAAAGAATACCAACAGATTATAGAAAGTAAAAAAGTAGCAACCTGGAAGATAAAAGACATTTACCATTTATCACATCAAAGACTAGCAGATTCTAAACATGGTTTACCTTTTGCAGAAGCATTAGAAGATTTGATAAAATCAAGAAACGAAGCACTGGAAGATTTAAGAATTTTATATCATAGAAATATCAGACCAATAAATTGGATAGAAGTGGAAACAGATGATACAACAAAATTAAACAGCATAGAAGAAACAATAAACGAAGCATACAAAAACACAGAAAATATAGTAATTCCCACAGGAGTAATAAAGGAAATAAAAAAACAACAGACAGGAACATATTCAACACTGGACAGTCTACCTTATTTAAAATTTGTTGTAAGACAATTTGTAACAGCGTGTGGGATGCCAGAAATTATACTGGGCTGGGGAGATGAAACAACAGAATCAGCAAGTAAAATTATTTACCTGGCATTTCAGCAGACCATAGAAGACATGCAAAGATACAATGAAGAGCAAATAGAAATCCAGCTGGAAATTAAAATAAAACTAGAATTCCCAGCAAGCCTGGAAACAGAATTAATGAAGGATGAGAAAAAAGATGGAGTAGTAAACATCCAGGACAATGCCACAAAAGCAAACATGGCGGGGAGCAAATAATGAAGAGCGTATTATGCACGGCAATTTTTTGTTTAACAGTTTTGGAAATGTGGGCTTTATACCTTGGGCATGATGGCCTTTTATTATCATTAGTCATAGGAGCGATATGCGCAACAGCAGGCGTAAACATAGAAAAAAAAGAAATATTACAAAGATTAGAATGGTTACCAACGAAAAAAAAATAAAGAGATGATACAATGACAGAAGAAGAAAAAAAAACAGAAGAAGCAAAAAAAACAGAAGAAGCAAAAAGCTCAGAAGAAGCAAAGAACACAGAAGAAGCAAAGGAAAACACTGAAAAGAAAACCCAGGAGAATACAGAAGGCCCAATAGAGAAGGCAAACAAAGCGGCAGATAGATTAGCAGAACAGAACAGTATAATGGAAAAGAACATAAAAAAACAGGAAGAAATAATTGCAGAGATGAAATTGTCAGGGAAGAGCGTAGCAGGACAGGAAAAAGAAGAGAAAGAAGAAACACCAGGAGAATACAAAGACAGGATACTAAAAGGGAACATTTAAATATAAGCAGAAGGCAAAAATAATTATGGCTACATGGACTCTAGTAATTGAAACAGCACCACCCATTATGATGACGTGCGCAAATGGTAATGGAATTGAAAAGGGAACACTTCTAAGTTTAGCAGACGCATTTTTAGTAGCGGCAAGCGAGGGAGATATTGATATAATTGCTGGAGTAGCAGCAGAAGAAAAAATAGCATCTGATGGGAAAACAAAAATCGCAGTTTACAGAGAAGGAATTTTCAAAGCAACGGCAGGAGGAAACTGCACAACCGGAAAATCCTTAATGAGTTACAGTAGCTCAGGAGATGCCAACGATGTGATAGATGGAACAAACGCGGCATTATATTCAAAAATATTAGGAATTGCACTGGAAACAGCAACAGATGGTGAAACTTTACTGGTAGACCTTTGCCCAGGAAAAGCATCGGTCAATCTATTAGCATAGGTGTAATTTATGGCAGACAGCAACGCAATGGCAGACATAAGGGGGATTGATATAGACAAACTCGCAAAGGGATTTGCAGAGGAAGAAATAATTTTGAAAAGATTTGTAAATATTTCAAAAACCTCAGCCAGAGAAATTAGATGGTATCAGAGAACAGCTGGATTCATAACAGGAACTACCACAACTGGATTAACAGGAGATTCTATTTCAAACACTTCAAGCAAAGCACTTCCGATGGTAGCGGAACAGTCCTGGACAAGAAACACATCATATGTTAGAAAATATTTTGTAGAAAGTCCGTGGTTATCAGAAGAAGACATTAAAGATTCTGATATAGATATCCTGGCATCAAATGTCAAGGATTTAGTAAAGGCAGTAAGTAACCAGGTTGATACAAGAATTTACGATGTAATTACAGACAACACAAGCGGAGTACCTTTTGATGGTACAACAGTAACATCCAACGGAGCAACAGCAGATGGATGGGATGATGCCGCAACAGGTGACCCGATAAAAGATTTAATGCTCGGAATAGAAACCATAAGGAATCAAAGATATGACCCAACAGGAGCAATTTTATACATCAATCCAACGGAACACTCACACCTTTTAGAATATCTTATTTCAGTAAAAGGTTCAAGCATCCCACAATTTGCATCTCAAAAAGTAGAAACAGGAGTAGTGATGGAGATACTGGGATTGAAGGTAGTCGTAAGCGCAAATGCAACAACGGACTATGCTGTTATATTCGTACCTAAAGTAGCATGTACATGGAAACAATTCACTCCGATAACATCGGCAGTCATAAAAGACCCCGGGATAGGAAGAAAAGTGAGAGTATGGGAAGAGGGAGAAGCAATTTTAACAGACCCGCACGCAGTTTACGGAATATCAGATACGGTGACAGGCTAATGACTTTAGAAACATGCAAAAAAAGATTTGAAATAGCAAAGAAAAAAAACGATAAAAAACAAATGGACTACTGGAAGAGCAGAGCAGAAAGAAAAATCAAAAGAAACGAAGAATATAAAAATACAAACGTTGATAATTTTCTAGGTTTAAAAAAATCGGATGTGAAGGTAAATGGGAAGGAGTCAAAGAGATGAACCAACCGAGCCCGCTATTTCTGATGCAGCCACAACACAGACGACTGATGAATCAGACCACATTAATCATTGTATAGATGCATTAGAAGATTTAGGCGTAATACTGAGGTCTTAAAAATAGCATTGGGAGGAATTACTTCTACAATAACTGAATGTGCAGGAAGTGCGGCAGTGAAAACATATTTAGATACACAGGGAACAGGAGCGGCAACCGCAGGCGCAGACATATCAACATACCAGGTAGTTTCTGATGGAACAAGAGATGGCATTTTTTGGGTCATAAAAATAATAAGAGCAGCAGAATAAGATTTATTAATATCTATTTCTAATATAGTTTATGGCAAATGATTCAGGAGAAAAAGAATTGAAAACTAACTGGCCAGTAACAGTAGGAAGAACAGCGAAAACAACCAAACAGACAGGAACACAAATGAATCTAATACCCAAAGGAAAACTAGGAATAAAATCAACAGTTTTAAAAAGAAACAGGATAGGGTTGGATTGAATGGTTACAAAGACCAGTGAACTTTTAAAGAGAATGAAGAAATCTTCTTTTATAGAGAAGAAAACACCAATAGCCACAGACATAATTATTCCGAATTTGTCAGGAGATTTATCAAGAGGGAGCGTAAGAACAACACCGGGAAGTGACTTAAAACCAGCAAATAAAAAATACGTTGATGATGCTGTAGCAGGAGCATCAAGATTATGGGAAGTTGATGGAACAACAAACTGTACACAATTAAAAACCGCTGATGAAATCAATTTATTAGATAGATTTCTTTATTTTGATACTATTAAGGCAGTTGGACTAGTCACTGTTTCAGGCGATTTGGGAGTTGGTTTAGAATCTGGAAAAGTTTTAAAAATGAACACACACAAAATAACAGGAGTTATTGACCCAACAGCAGCCCAAGATGCAGCAACAAAAAAGTATGTTGATGATAACGCAGGCGGAACACCAGAAGGAACAGCAGTAAAATCAACAGGTGAAGAAGGCGCAATAAAATTTCTCAGAGAAGATGGAGACAATTCTTGTTCATGGCAAGTACCAGCAGGAGAGGGAGATGTAACAGCAGCAGTAAACCTAACAACAAATACAATAGTACAGGGAGATGATGGAGCAAAAGGAATAAAGACAAGCACGGCAACAGTGGCACAGGTAGCCGC